GAACAATAGACATCTGGAAGGCTAATGGTTACAAAGGCACATTAGAAGCTGTAACAGGCTTTGGTAAAACTTATGTAGCTTGTCTCATTATTAAACAGATGAATGACAGAGTTCCTGAAGCTAGCACAACTGTTATAGTTCCTACAAGATACTTACGAGATCAGTGGGTAGATAGAATAAATGAGCTAGGACTATGCAATGTAACTATTATGGTTGTAAATACAGGCGTAAAGGCTACTAGAACAGCAGATCTTTTAATTCTGGATGAAATACATAACTATGCATCTGATGTGTTTAGAAATGTATTTACAAAAATCTTCTATAAATATATACTTGGTCTTACTGCTACACTAGAACGTAATGATAAGAAACATTACATTATTGAACAGCAATGTCCTGTAATAGATACTGTATCTATGCAAGAAGCATTATCTATGGGATATGTATCAAACTTTAAAGTATTTAATTTAGGTATAGAACTTGACGACAAGGAAAGATTTAAATATGAAACTATGCATGATAGTTTTAATAAATACTTTAAATGGTTTGATTTTAACTTTCAGACAGCTATGAAATGTTTGCAAAGTCAAGAATTCAGAGAGCACTATGCTGCTAGGACAGGTTATGATCCTAAAGGTATAATGAGTGCAGCAGTAAATTGGTCTAAGAATATGCGTTTAAGAAAGACATTTCTATACAACCATCCTTCTAAGATACGAGTTGCTAAATCATTGATTGAGACATTTGATGTCAAGACAATTACATTCTCTGAAACTGTTAAGTTTGCAGATGAACTTACTAAAGCATGCTATCCTTGGGCGATATCATATCACTCTAAGATGGGTAAGTATGCAAAGATAAAAGCAATAGAACATTTTAATGATGACAGAACTGATATCAAAGTTATATCTACAGCTAGAGCTCTAGATGAAGGTTTTGATATACAAGATGTTACTCTTGCTATTATCTGTAGTGGTACATCTACTTCTAGACAGGATCTACAGCGCACGGGTAGAGCAATACGATGGGCTCCTGGTAAGACAGGTCTTATTGTAAATTTGTATATTCGTGATTCTCAAGATGAGAAATGGCTGAAATCTAGACAAAAGAAAACAGTCAATACAATCAACGTGAGTAGTATAGATGATATCAAACAACATCTAGGACAAGCCTCACTTAATTATTTAAACGTAGAAGAATGATTTTAGAAACACCCAAACAATACGTGGACTTTTTGACAAAACATGCATTAAGTCCATCACAGTTTTTGTTTTTGTATATACTTTATGAGAATGATTATGCATCCTTATATAAGTATGTACATCTGGAGGGTGGATTCACTACGTCTGAGTTACACGATATGGTAGAACGTGGTTATCTTATTGATGATAACCCTGATACCAAGTCATCTCTAGCTGATAACTATACAGTTACAGATAAGTTTATTAAAGATCTTTACAATACTGATGCTAATTCAGCATACGAAGAGTTCTTTGAAGCTTATCCTATACATATATATGTAGATAGCAAGAGACTCCCTGGTCGTAATGCGACTATGCGGACACGTAATTATTATAAGAAAAAAATTGCTACAAGAAGAGCTCTGCATATGAAAGTCATGAAATGTCTTGACTATGCAAAAGATAATCACTTGATTACTATGGGTATGGAAAAATGGATAGAGACAGAGCAATGGAAAACTATTTTAGAACTTATGAAAACAGATATAGATGGATTCGAATCTCCAAACGAAAAGATTTACTAGTCTTCAGATTAAGACAGCAGATCAGGCTATTAAGGAAGCCGATAAATTCCTAGAAGAAGGAGCTCTAAACAAGAGACCCTTCCTCGCTACACGGTGGCAGAAGGTAAATACTATGCTACTTGGTGGTTTTCACTTTGGACAAACATACTTTCTTGCCGGAGCATCAGGTCATGGTAAGTCTTTCTTTGTTAACATGTTGCACACAGACTTTACATCGTATTATTTAGGTAATCAAGACGTTAAGGTATTACACTTTAGTTTTGAAATGCATGCCAAAGATGAGATGATAAGAAAAATCTCACAACTTAATGATGTTGACTATAGAAAACTTGTATCATCTGATAGACCTCTTACAATGGAAGAGCTTAAACTTATTAGAGATAGTTATTCTCGTATGAAGAATAAGAATGTTTACTATGTTGAAACCCCCTCTACTAGAGATAGAATATATGCTACTATTAATGACTTCTGTAATGAATTCAAAGATAGTAAGATAGTTGTATCTCTTGATCACACTTTACTTGTTACACCAAATGCAGGAGAGAATGAAATACAATCTCTTGCAGAACTAGGAAAGATGTTTATACAAGTCCGAAAAGAATTTGGAACTTGTAACATATTAGTTGGTCAGATGAATGACAAGATGGAATCTAAGGAACGTAGAGATCCTACAAATCCTTCTTTACATTATCCTACTAAGACTGATATACACGGTAGCAAACAAATCTATCACTCTGCTGATGTGGTTATGGTATTACATCAGCCTATACTTCTTAACTTAGAATACTATGGTAAGAAGAGATTTCCTACAGTAGATCTTGTTGCTCTGCACTGTTTAAAGAATAGAACAGGTGTTGCAGGACTGACAAGATTACGTAATAATCTGACACATGGTAGGTTTGACACCTACGAAGAAAAACTTTTTTAAATTAAAATAAAATATAAATTATGGAATTACCCACTCAAGTTGTTAAATCAAAAACAGTAAACCCTTCACTACTAACTATCTTCGGACAATCAAAGGTAGGGAAGACAACCATGTTATCTAAGTTAGATAACTGTCTAATTATAGATACAGAAAAAGGCACGAAATATGTTGACGCTTTAAAGCTCCAAGTTAATAACACTGCAGAACTCAAAGAAACAGTGAAAGCTTTAAAAGGAGATGAAGGTACAATATATGATTACATTGCTCTTGATACTATTGATAATGTGGTTGCGTGGTTCGAAAAAGACGTAGCCATTGCTAATAATGTAGAAAGCTATGCAAAGATTCCTTTTGGTGATGGTTATAATCAGGTAAGAACTAGAGTCATGAATATGATTGCTGCTCTTATGGATTGCTGTGATCATATTATTATCATTGGTCACAGAAAGAAAACTATCATAGGAAACGATTCAGTTGAAGTAAATGTAAGCTCTCTTGATTTATCTGGAAAACTAAAGAATTATGTCATGGCTAAGTCTGACGCTATTGGTTTTGTATACAGAAATGAAGAAGGTAAACTACAGATATCTTTTCAGGCATCTGATGAGATTGAAGCAGGCACAAGACTGCCTCATTTAGCAGGCAAGATCTTAGATTTTGACTGGAAAAACATATACAAATCAAATTAATTTTGTATATTACATATATAAATTTAATATAATTCTAAATCAATTTTTATGTACAAATTAGTAGAAACTCAACCTAATACTAGCACTTATAAATTAATGAGTGCTGGTATTAATGAGAATGTTAGTCTTATGGACGTAACATTCGATACTCTAAGACAAGATGGAACCGGAGGTAATGTTATAAGATTTTATTTCCAAGACGAAGAAGGTGCTAAGTTTACACAAACTTACATGGAAGTTACATCATTAGAAAGACTACAAGAGTCATCTAAGAATGCAGCCTCTAGCGGAAGACCTTGGTCTTCTACACCTGAACAATTACATAAAGACTTAATACGTAATGTAGGAGAGTCTCTTAGACATATATTGTCTTCTTTTGTTCCAGAAGACAAACTAATTCTTAGTGGTGACACTTGGGATAAGTTTGGTCAAAACATTGTAGATCTGGTAGGTAACTCCTACGAAGGTCTAAAGTTTAAGGTAAAGTGTGTATATGATAAGCAGGGTAAATATTTACAATTTCCTCAGCGAGCAATACAACCTTTTATCTTACCTCAAGATAGTGCACAATCGCTTAGTATCTCTTCTAGAGATAATTTACAAGCGGCTGCACCTACTAGCGAAGCAGAAATCTCATCGTCTGAGTCATCAGATAGTGGTGATATTTGGTAAGCTAGGTTTATTCTTATGTAAATAAGTTTAGTTTAAATTTCTAGAGAAGGGTGCCATATGGTGCCCTTTTCATTTTAAAATCAATTAATATGTATAGTTTAAATCAAGTTGTAACGAAAGAGTTTATACTGAGTAGACTAGATCAGGTACAAATACTAGAGTATTACCTGGGAATACGTGTTAATAGTAAGAGTGTTAGATCTCCTTTGCGAAGAGATAATAATCCTTCCTGTAGTTTCTGGGCGAATGGTAGTGGTACTATTTATTTCAAAGACTGGGCTCAAGGATTTAGTGGTGATTGGATTAAGATAATACAATATAAGTATGGTCTTAACTATCAAGAAGCACTACAGAAATGTGCAGAGGATTTCAATCTTATTAATGGTAATAGTGTTATATCTGTAGGTAAAATACAAGAGTATTCTAAAATTAAATTAGAACCCAAAGAGTCTGTAATACAAATAAAGGTAAGACATTGGGATCAGTATGATAGAGAGTATTGGTCTTCGTATAATATCAACAGAGGAACACTAGATATGTATAATGTATATCCATGTGAGATAGTATTTTATAATACCAAAGTTATATATTCTAGATCTAATAATGATCTGGCATATGCATATAGATTTGGTACCGGTAAATATAAAATATATATGCCGCAACGAAATGCTTTTAGATGGATATCAAATTTTAATAGCTGGCAAGGGTTAGATCAATTACCTGAGACAGGATCATACTTGATTATTACAAAGTCTATGAAAGATGTTATGTGTCTTCGTAACCTTGGTATTATATCATGTGCTCCTTCTTCTGAGGTAGTGCAAATAGAAGATAAAGAGATAGAAGATCTATCTACTAGATTTGAACATCTGTTTTCTTTTATGGACTTTGATTTACCTGGTGTGAAGATGGCTAACATGCTTTTCAGAAAGTATAATGCTCAGCCTATGTTTCTAACAGACGGTAGGTTTGGTAGTAAAGATTATAGAGCGAAAGATATTTCTGACTATTATCATAGACACGGACTAGAGTCTACGTTAAATCTAGTTGCACAAACAAAAAAGATGTTTCCATGGATAAAATAGAAATAAGTATACCTTTATTTTTAAAGAAGGTAATGATATCAAAAGCCAGGAGAATTAAGTATTATAAAAAAGGCGGCAAAATACCGAAGAAATATAAGAATAATACTTTTGATTCGAGAGGTAGAATGATAGATGCAAACGGTGAGTTTGTTGTTGCAAATCCTAGAACTATAGGTAAACCTAAATATCTTACTATAAATGGACAAGCTTTGTATAATGCAAGGATGAGTCCACACATAAGATCTAAGGTTGTAAATTCAGTCAAAGATTCTTTCTTACCATATATGAAACATATTGGAAAGATAGAGAGCTTGCCTATCAGAATATCCTTAAAGATGTATGATACAATAAGACAAGCAAACTGGGATCTAGACAATCAGTGGTTGTATAACAAATGTTTTCAAGATCTTTTAGTCAAATTAAATATAATACCAGATGATGATATTAAATATGTTACAAAATCAGCAGCTCCTGAGTTTGTTCCTGTAGATAATGAATCACAACGTAAACTTGTATTTACATTAGAGCAAGAAGAACGTGAAGAAATATTAAAATATAGTTATTATGATGAACTTTATAGCAACGATTAGCAACGGTAGAATTATACCAGATCAGCCTCTCGTAGTAAACGATGAGCTGAAAACCTATCACGATAAAGTGGTAGAGATTAGCATCAATAAAACCAACAAGCGTACCAATCCTCAGAACCGGTACTATTGGGGTGTAGTTGTACATCTTATAAGAGAAAGGTTCATTGAGCTTGGATACACTCGTACAGATATTGATGATCATAGCGTTACCAGTCCATTGACTAGAGACGATGTACATCAGTTTCTTAGATCTAATTTTCTAAGAGATGATATTGTTTCCGGTGATGGTGAGGTATTAGGTACATTATCAAAGTCTACTAAACAATTGTCTACGGATGAATTTGTTAAGTATTTAGATAATGTAAAGAATTGGGCGGTAGATAGTTTAGATATAGAAATACCAGATCCCAATACAGAAATTAAGTATAACATACAAATAGAAAGCAATGGGTAAAATGAAACAATTGTTTATTGAAATGCAAGAAGAAGCAGCTGAAGAAGCAAGACAGCAAGTAGGTATGAATATACCAGAAGAGCCTGTAATGACTAGTAATAAGGAACCAGCTATACTGTGTCCTAATTGTCATAAAGGTTATTTACACTTTAACTGGAAAACTAATGAAGCTAATTGTCCTAAGTGTGGACAGAACTTTATTCATGTAGGCAATAACACAATAAGATTTAAGTAATTCAAAATTTAAAACAATTATGAAAATAGTAAGTAATTCAGATATTCAGAGTGTAGGCACTGTGAATAAGAGTATAGACTTTGGAATAGACAAAAAGAATATAGGTATATTATTCAGAGGTTTCTCTGATACTTTATATTCTAACAAGATTGGTTCTATCGTTCGTGAGGTAACTTCTAACTGTTTTGACTCTCATAGAGAAGCCGGTATAAAAGATGACGTTGTCATTACTATGGTGCCAGCAGATCCTTTGACAGGAAAGAACGGTAAGATTAGCTTCCAGGATGTGGGTGTTGGTCTAAGCCCTGAAAGAATCAAGGATATATATTCCAAGTATTTTTCTTCCACCAAGAGAGATACAAATGATGAGATTGGTGGATTTGGTATTGGTGCAAAATCACCTCTAGCATACACAGATGTATTTGAAGTTAACACCATACACGGTGGTATACTTTACAGCTATGTTGTGCATAGAGGAGAAGAAGTTCCTGTTATCAAATTATTATCACAGAAGAAAACTGATGAACGTAATGGTACTACAGTTATTCTTCCTGTAAGAGCAGGAGATGAAGATAGATTTAAATCTGAGTGCAAACACCAGCTAAGATTCTTTAGTAATATACATTATATAGGACTAAATATAGATCGTAACTATAAGGTTATAGAAGGTAAGCATTGGATTGCATCTACTAATAATGATCCTGATTATCGTCTGTCTATATGTCTAGGCGGTGTTAGCTATCCTCTTGACAAGTCTCAGGCAGGTCTTGGTCAGTATGGTGATAAGGAGATGTATTGTGATTATTACAATGCTACT